GCATTAGCGTCTACGCACACGGCAAAATTCAATAAATGTTAGATTGTTTGGCCCATGTTTTAACTTACGTAAAAACTTAAAGCCTAGAAACTTAAGCAGTTTTAAATGTGCCTTGTTTCTAACGTCAACTATATTCCAGAGGAGTGGCTCAGTACGGCTATCGACATACCGTTTGGCCTCTCTTGCAAATGTAATTGGATATCGGTGTATATCAGGAGTGCAAAGCATCCATATATCACCTTCTTCTCCTACTCCCGCCATGCCAGCAGTCTTGCCGTCAGGCACTGTAAAATACACGTAGGAGGGGTTGTGAGCCATGATAGAGGGTAAGAGGGCTGATGGTATACCATGGCCTTCTTCGACCTCTCTACGGTCATCTGAGCGGAGATTAGAGGCGACCTGAGCGGCAGCCTCCAATGTAAGTGGGTGTATGTAATTAGACACGTTTATAATACTTGGGTGAATAGTCACCTTCCCAAGATACAGCACGTAATGTAGCTGGAGCTGGATGTGACGATCGTAGTGTTACATCTACGTTTGTGTTCTTTTCATATACAGGAACAGTCTTGATAAACTCTTCAAGATATGGTGCATCTGAAGCATCATACTCATCAAGTTCGGTAGACTCATATACCTCTGTATAATCATTTTTACCTATACGTTCAAGTGTAGTTTCGTATAAACCGATCTTACCAAAGTGAAACTTAATTCTATGTAGCACCAGTGATGAGTTTACATCAGCTCGAGAATTATTACCTTGTTGTCTGGTAGGATAGAATGTAGGAAACTTAACTTCGTAAGGATATATGTAGCCTATGGTAAGTGTGACACCAGACCAGTTACCCGGTAAAGTGAAGCTTGTGCCACTTACTGTAGGTTTTGCGTATCGACCAACTCGAGTTGAGTTAGTGTTTGTGTCAATCACGACTAAATCATGGTTAGGTGTGGTAACTGTATTCAACCAGCTAACACCAGTAAAGGTAGTTATATTCGTAGTTGAGTTAAAGCTGCCGCCGCTAACAGTAGTATGATTATCCACATGTAATAAGAAGTCGACATTATCTTGTACTATGCTAGGGTCAGTCTCAGTCTGCACTAATTTTACACTTTGTAAATAGTAATCACTATCTAAAAAGAAATACTCATCATTAATAATAAAATGATATACCAATGGATTGTTAAGCTTCCATTTAAACCATGCAGCCTGTTGTCTTTGCTCAGATACTTGAAAATATTTATAACCAAAGACATCATCTGAGCCAGTCTTACCTAACAATATTATAGAGTTTTCTCTAGAGTTTGTTAATAAGTCTATGTCTTTTGGCAATAATGTAGGAACAACTTTACTAACTTCTACTATGCTCGGCTCTCCTTCACGTTGTATGTTTGCCATTTCATTGAAGCGGCTAAACTTACCAGAGTTGTCAACATATGCGATTGTCGTACCAAGAGATATCGGGGGTATGGTTTCGTTGTAGTTAAATGTAGATATACTACGTAACTTAGCAGTATCAGGGTTGAAAACTGTATCATCTGATGCAAGTAAGAATTGTTGGTTTGTACTAAATACCACCAAACCTGTATTCATTTCTATGCCATCAAACAGTTCTGAAGGAAACATAGACGCAGCTGATATATCTACAGGATCGCTAGCAGATACAGTCAAGGCTGTTTCGTTAAAGAAGTCAGGTGTACCAAGGGTTCCCGGTCGTGATGTTATAACATTCTCACCTGATAGCAATGCCAGTCTGTTACGAAAGAATAATACTTTATTAATACGTGCACCTACGAAAGAAGGCATTGGGTTAGTTGTATCGTCACCAACTCTTCTATCTTGATATGTAAACTGCTTGACAGTAAATGTAGTTGTAGCTGTACGCTGTATAACTAACGGCATGTTTGTAAGTGTCTTAGCTATACCAGCCTTTGCACACTCAGACCAAGAACCAGATCCATCTCTGTTGTTTTGACCGTCAAAGCGAAGATAGTAGTCATCTTCATCTGACATTCTAGAGTTAGAAATCTTTACAATGTACCCATGCTTGCACTGGTTAGGTAAGTTTTGTACATCATTAACGGAACTTTGAAAACATCGCATCAAGTCTTCTTCAACGATCTCTACACTAAATGGGTTAGAGCTAGATAGATATATACCTGTACCTATATGTTTACCTGAGACACCGGACGGTAACTCAGCTATAATGCCACCAATAATAGTATCAGCAGTAACAGCTGTATCAGCATCAAAAGGTGTAGGCTCTGGTCGTACAAGACCGTCGCCATTAGAAGAAATTGTAGCATTGACTTGGGTAGATTCGTGATCTTCTACACGTATAGTATAGTTATAGTTAACAGAAGCTGAGTCTAAAGTTACGGTAACTGTATCACCAGTAACCCAACCTTCTCCTCCATGTAGTAGTACAGCCTCTCTGTTATAGCTACATCTGTAGTTATTACCACCGGGGCCGTTTTGACTGGCACTGTAGTTAGGGCTAACACCTTGTTGCCCTAAAACGTTGAGTCTAAATATTAAGTTTTTCTTTGATCCTGAGTCTACACTAAATACCTGTGTACCAATACCGGGGCAGTGGCCTGTACCATCAGACTCATCAAGTGTATCACTCTGTATTTTTATACGTGTAGCTCGTGTTACAGTTGTAACCGTAGCACCGTTATTTATATTGACACCATACTGTCTACCATTTTCTGTACGTAAGAGTTCTATGAACCCGAAGTGAGCATCTGGTGTAGCATCTGTAGTTCCCGTTGTCCCAACGAGAGTGTTAGCATTAGTAGTATCACGGTTGGTAACAAAAGTCGTATCATTGATTGTTAAGAACTGTAAGTTTTCTGGTGTGCTTGTAGCTAGATAGTTTTGTATTGCTGTCTGTCCGCCTGTGCCATAGGCTGTAGTCATCAGCTGCCCATCACTACAACGCCAGACTCTAACTTGACCATCAGCAGCTACCTGTCCAATGTAAGATCCTTCTGTCTCATCACGAAAGTAATGGAACCACGAACCTCCACTCTGTACACTCGATAGTGCGTCAGTGCCTATACGTTTAGCACCCGGTCTTTTGAACAAACCTTTTGTTAGGTCTGGTATTGCGTTTGTTACCTCTGTTACCTGACCGGGAAACTTTAGCTGGTCAGGCTGTTCTGACATTCCTAGTGAGTATTGAGGGATAGTTTGTGTGATACTTGCCATTATCTCCTTAGATTTCTAAATGGTTGATAGGTTTGATATGTTGAGCCTTCGTCAAATCCAAACATACTATGGTCGCCTTGATTGCACTCATACTCCATAAGGGCAGCTCTAGCAAGTGCCTCTTGTTGAGCTAGTAATTTTACTAACTGAGGGTTTGCAACTAGCTTTGTAGCAGCTACTCTTGAAGCTCTGTATGTTATGTATCTTCTAAAGACAGTAGGTAGATCTTCAAAGTTGTAAAGCCTGACTATATCTAAATCTAGATCTTCTGTAAAAACATCAGTGTGTTCCATCTTGTCATAGATAAATCCATTACGACGTACGAGGTCTCTTGTTCGTTTAGTATAGTTATCGTGACCATCCATGGACAGTATATCATTACCGATAGCTATTTTACCATCAGTATTGATTGCAAACTTTACATGCTTTTCTGTGTTATAATGCCACCCCTCTGCTTGTGTGTCTACGTTAGCATCACGGAGTAGGTTAAATATCATTGCTACTTCTGGGTTATCAAAATTTAGAGTAGTCAATGGTGATTGTCCGATAGCACCCAGTATACTGTTTACTGCGGATAGTTCGGTATCGAGATCAATAGTTGTGGAAGCCATAAGAAAAAAGGGGAGCCGAAGCTCCCGTATAAGAATAAAATTAAGCGTTAGCTGGGTATGTAGTACCAAATCCAGATGGCTTAGTTGTTGTTCCAGCGAACAATTCAACACAAGCAGCTGGGTTTAGGAAGTCTGCTCCCATAGCT